GTTGTGCCATTACTGGCACGGTTCACGAGTGAACCAGGACACTAAAGTCCATGTGACTTGACCCCCGGGCATCAAATAAATTTGACACCTCTTCGTCAAGCCAATCATAGTCGCACTCTATCCTACGGCTTTCTCTTGATTTTCTCTTCTAAATCAACGAAAGCTTTAGCGATTTTGGTCGACTGTGCTATGTTTGCCGTAGACGTGTAGTCAAAACGGAATTCTCCTATAATCCGTTGAGTCATGGTAGAGATGTGATACTTCAATCTTAGATCTTTTCTCTTATTTCCGATATTTTTGGGAACGATTAAATCGATCTCATTTATCAGTTCTAAGAAATTAGATATCTGTATTCTGGGCCCCAACTTCTTTAAAACAAAAGTTGTGACTCTCGATACAGCATTTCTAATTGCGATCAAGATTGGAGCATCCTCTCTATGCTCCTTGAACTCCTCTGGAATTATTCCGTGTTTCTCCATCATGGCATCAGTCATGAGGGTATAACGCGAAATAGTTCTAAGGTGTTCAAAGAGTAAACCATTACCTACCACTGCACCGACCCTGAACAATTCGTTCAGCATTGTCTGGTAATCAGTTGGTATAGCATAATCGGAGTCTTTTGTACCGGCGATGAGTATTCTCCTTAGAGATAAGGAGTCATCGTCGATATAAAGGAATCTCATCATGTTATAAAGGTTCTCTACAATGTTCAGGTGGTGGCGTATTCTTTTATTAGAATAACCTCTCCCTGCTCAATATAGGTTCTTTACAAGTTCGAGTGTCGAAGCTGTCGTTCAGGAGAACCTCCCTTGCATCTTCAAGTTCCAGAAAGCACTCAACATTTCTATTGGGTGTTTTATGGTACTTGTAATTGCATTAAGAGGTACTCCTGAGACTTCCTTTCCGTTGTGGAATCATCTCTTTGCAAATTCATATGTTGTTTCACTAACATGTGATTTTGTCGGAGATATTTCCACACCGAGGTCAAGTATCAATTTAATGTATTGTTCAGCGACCATATCGTTTGCTATCACGATATCGTCACCAAGCAATATATAGTCATTAAATGGATACTTTCCACAGAGGTGGGCAGCATATTGTACAAGACAGTGATGACTCAATGTAAACATTGGTCAAGAACTTCTTGCACCCATAGGCTGTCCAACAGAGTATGTTAGCATATCTCCCTCTGGACTCATGAAAGGAACTCCAACCATGGCGCTCTTCCATGCTCAGGCTCTTAGGCGATCACCCATTAATACCCCAAGTAAATCTTCTTGGAATTTAATAGGAAATCGATCTGTAGCGGCCTTAAGGTCGAGAGATCAATATCTCTCCCCTTCGGGCAGTTTCAGATGAGGATTTTGGGTAAATGTTCTATCTTGAGGAATTTTCCTTAAAAGATCAAACATTTGTTTCCCATATCTCTCTAAAAGAGACTGAGTGAGGTAGTCAAAGATAGCAATGATTCGGGTTTTACCCTCAGGATCATATACTAGACTTAATCGTCTAGAAATGTTTCCTCATTTACTATCATTGACTATACCTCTAAATGGTGTTACACGCTTAAACAAGAATTCACTACTTAATAACATAAAATATGTTAAGTGAACACCTGTATAAGCTGCAACATTCTTCAAGGCAGTTATCAAACTATGTCCCAAGGGCCCGGATTTACCGGTTCAAAAGAAGACCTTATCATCCATTACTGGATAAGGCTCGATTTCGAGCTTAAAGTCTTTCTTGAACTTGGCAAACCAGTCCAAGGGCAGAGTTTGATAGCTTCCTGAGAATGGATCTGTGATAGATCTATAATCAGGTTTGTCTTTGAAGTCAAGAGCTCTCGAAGTAGACAAGAGGGTCAAAACGAATTGAATTTGAGGGGATTTTCCTGAATCTATATACTTCTTAAGGAAGTGTATAGCTTTAGGGAATCCTGTCTTATCAATTCCGATTATGTCTTCAGATACTAGGATTGGACTACCACAGAGATATCGTGTTACAATTAAACGCATAAGCTTATTCTGTTTAATTGCTCACTTTAACCCTCTGGTGTCTATCCACTTCTCAAGAAGCTTGAGATAGTCTTTGACATCGTCTTTGGCACCTTTAGCTATAGTCGATCCTCATCACGTATTTAAGAGTGCAATTATGATTCGATAGATTCGATTCATTTTCACAATTAAGTATATGGTGGGGACCGGGTTCAAATGAACCGTCGTCCTGCAGTTCATGCAGTATTGTTTGCTGCTGAACAGGCGACGCTTTAGCGCAACCTGCTTTGTATTGTCATGTAAAGGCACACTATCGTGTGCGTTCATGGTGATAACAATGGTCGACACAGCTTTAGACCGAGCTTCAAGGTGGGCATTATACCCCCGGGTGGTTACCGTATCACAACGGAATACCAATGCGCGCAAGCGCACAAGCCCGTGTCGAAGCTGTCGTTCAGGA